AGCAGAAAAAGCTTATTATGCTTCCATCGGAAACGATGATCTGGCAGCCTGAGTTCACAGATAAAACACTCTCCAGGAAACCCGGGGCGGTTCAAACCGAAGAAGTGGACCAGCTGGCATCAAAGTTAATGGCTGCAAGTGAGGAACTTCAAAAGCTGGGATGTTCATTTTACTCATGCGATGTCAGTTCATGTTCGATTTATCTGACTGTATCTGGAAGAAGGGTTGGCTGGCATTCATACGGAAAAGACGGCAACGGTGAAGATATATTGCTCCCTACCCCCGACAAAGATAAATGCATGTTTGACGCAGAACACAAAATAACAAAAAGGTTTGATGAAATCTGCGCATTGCAACAAAAACTTGAAGCCAGGAAAAAGGATATAGAATCAAACGTATGGGCTGCTTTGAACTCAGTCACAACAGTTAAGCGACTTATTGAAGTTTGGCCTGAAAGCAAAGAGTTGCTACCAAAAGAAGCAGATAAAGCAAGTGCAGCACTTCCTGCTTTACGGGTAGAAGATTTGAATAAGATGATTGGACTTCCTTCCGAGGCCGCATAATCGGCCTTTATTTTTGGCATAAACAACAGAATAAACACTGCACTGTGTATTCATTCCAACGAGTGAATACACGGAGCAATGTCGCTCGTAACTAAACAGGAGCCGACTTGTTCTGATTATTGGAAATCTTCTTTGCCCTCCAATGTGAGGGCTTTTTTATATGCATACCAATAACGCTTCACTAGAGGCGTTTTCGTTATGTGTAAATAAATAAGGAGCACACCATGCAATATGCCATTGCAGGGTGGCCTGTTGCTGGCTGCCCTTCCGAATCTTTACTTGAACGAATCACCCGTAAATTACGTGACGGATGGAAACGCCTTATCGACATACTTAATCAGCCAGGAGTTCCCAAAAATGGATCAAACACTTATGGCTATCCAGACTAAATTCACTATCGCCACTTTTATTGGTGATGAAAAGATGTTTCGTGAAGCCGTCGACGCTTATAAAAAATGGATATTAATACTGAAACTGAGATCAAGCAAAAGCATTCACTAACCCCTTTCCTGTTTTCCTAATCAGCCCGGCATTTCGCGGGCGATATTTTCACAGCTATTTCAGGAGTTCAGCCATGAACGCTTATTACATTCAGGATCGTCTTGAGGCTCAGAGCTGGGCGCGTCACTACCAGCAGATCGCCCGTGAAGAGAAAGAGGCAGAACTGGCAGACGACATGGAAAAAGGCCTGCCCCAGCACCTGTTTGAATCGCTATGCATCGATCATTTGCAACGCCACGGGGCCAGCAAAAAAGCCATTATCCGTGCGTTTGATGACGATGTTGAGTTTCAGGAGCGCATGGCAGAACACATCCGGTACATGGTTGAAACCATTGCTCACCATCAGGTTGATATTGATTCAGAGGTATAAAACGGATGAGTACAGCACTCGCAACGCTGGCAGGGAAGCTGGCTGAACGTGTCGGCATGGATTCTGTCGACCCACAAGAACTGATCACCACTCTTCGCCAGACGGCATTTAAAGGCGATGCCAGCGATGCGCAGTTCATCGCATTGCTGATCGTCGCCAACCAGTACGGCCTTAATCCGTGGACGAAAGAAATTTACGCCTTCCCTGACAAGCAGAACGGCATCGTTCCGGTGGTGGGCGTTGATGGCTGGTCCCGCATCATCAACGAAAACCAGCAGTTTGACGGCATGGACTTTGAACAGGACAACGAATCCTGCACATGCCGGATTTACCGCAAAGACCGCAATCATCCGATCTGCGTTACCGAGTGGATGGATGAATGCCGCCGCGAACCATTCAAAACCCGCGAAGGCAGAGAAATCACCGGACCGTGGCAGTCGCATCCCAAACGGATGTTACGGCATAAAGCCATGATTCAGTGTGCCCGTCTGGCCTTCGGATTTGCTGGTATCTATGACAAGGATGAAGCCGAGCGCATTGTCGAAAATACTGCATACACTGCAGAACGTCAGCCGGAACGCGACATCACTCCGGTTAACGATGAAACCATGCAGGAGATTAACACTCTGCTGATCGCCCTGGATAAAACATGGGATGACGACTTATTGCCGCTCTGTTCCCAGATATTTCGCCGCGACATTCGCGCATCGTCAGAACTGACACAGGCCGAAGCAGTGAAAGCTCTTGGATTCCTGAAACAGAAAGCCACTGAGCAGAAGGTGGCAGCATGACACCGGACATTATCCTGCAGCGTACCGGGATCGACGTGAGAGCTGTCGAACAGGGGGATGATGCATGGCACAAATTACGGCTCGGCGTCATCACCGCTTCAGAAGTTCACAACGTGATAGCAAAGCCCCGATCAGGAAAGAAGTGGCCTGACATGAAAATGTCCTACTTCCACACCCTGCTAGCTGAGGTTTGCACCGGTGTGGCTCCGGAAGTTAACGCTAAAGCGCTGGCCTGGGGAAAACAGTACGAGAACGACGCCAGAACCCTGTTTGAGTTCACTTCCGGCGTAAATGTTATTGAATCCCCGATCATCTATCGCGACGAAAGTATGCGCACCGCCTGCTCTCCCGATGGTTTATGCAGTGACGGCAATGGCCTTGAGCTGAAATGCCCGTTTACCTCCCGGGATTTCATGAAATTCCGGCTCGGTGGTTTCGAGGCCATAAAGTCGGCTTACATGGCCCAGGTGCAGTACAGCATGTGGGTGACGCGAAAAGATGCCTGGTACTTTGCCAACTATGACCCGCGTATGAAGCGTGAAGGCCTGCATTATGTCGTGATTGAGCGGAATGAAAAGTATATAGCGAGTTTTGACGAGATGGTGCCGGAGTTCATCGAAAAAATGGACGAGGCACTGGCTGAAATTGGTTTTGCATTTGGGGAGCAATGGCGATGAAGCATCCTCACGATAATATCCGGGTAGGCACGATCACTTTCGTCTACTCCGTTACAAAGCGAGGCTGGGTATTTCCCGGCCTTTCTGTTATCCGAAATCCCCTGAAAGCACAGCGGCTGGCTGAGGAGATAAATAATAAACGAGGGGCTGTATGCACAAAGCATCTCCTGTTGAGTTAAGAACGAGCATTGAGATGGCACATAGCCTTGCTCAAATTGGAGTCAGGTTTGTGCCAATACCAGTAGAAACAGACGAAGAATTTCATACGTTAGCCGCATCCCTTTCACAAAAGCTGGAAATGATGGTGGCGAAAGCAGAAGCAGATGAGAGAGACCAGGTATGACAACCACTGAATGCATTCTTCTGGCAGCGGGCTTTATATTCTGTGTGCTTATGCTTGCCGACATGGGACTTGTTCAATGACACCTCAGCAGGAAAACGCCCTTCGCAGCATTGCCCGTCAGGCTAATTCTGAAATCAAAAAAGCCAGACAGCAGTTTCCGGATAAAAACGTCGATGACATTTGCCGTAGCGTACTGAAGAAGCACCGCGAAACGGTAACGCTGATGGGATTCACACCGACTCACTTAAGTCTGGCAATCGGTATGTTAAACGGCGTCTTTAAGGAACGGTGAACATGAAAAGCAAAATCATCAGGGAGCTACAGGCTCCTTTTTTATTATTCGCATTCACCCTCAAGCGTATTAACCAACAATTCAGGGATTAATGAAAGATGGCAGATATCATTGATTCAGCATCAGAAATTGAAGAATTACAGCGCAATACAGCAATAAAAATGCGTCGCCTGAACTACCAGACTGTATCCGCAACTCATTGTTGTGAGTGTGGCGATCCGATAGATGAACGAAGACGCCTGGCAGTTCAGGGTTGTCGGACTTGTGCAAGTTGCCAGGAGGATCTGGAGCTTATCAGTAAACAGAGAGGTTCGAAGTGAGCGAAATTAATTATCAGGCACTGCGTGAAAAGGCAGAAAAAGCAACTAAAGGGAGCTACATCGTAGGGCATACATCTGTTAATCGGCATGGCAATTTAACAGGAGTTTTTGTTTGTCAAAAATGGAAAGAAGAACCCGGTGGTGTGATTGCGGAATGTCATGTTAACTGCCTGGTTGAAACAGATGTTCAGGCTTATGCAAACGCTGAATTTATTGCTGCTTTTAATCCAAATGTTGCGCTGGCACTGCTGGATGAACAGGAAAGGAACCAGCAATACATCAAACGCCGCGACCAGGAGAACGAGGATATTGCGCTAACGGTAGGGAAGCTGCGTGTTGAGCTTGAAGCAGAAAAACAGCGGGCAAAAGTTCTATTTATGGAAAATGCTCGGCTTAAGTCAGGCATAGCCGGTCTGATACACCTCGGTATTCGATATGCAGATGTTGAGGTCATGAAAATTGCTGGAGATGCCCAGCTTTCTACTCCATGCACTGACAGCATCATAAACAGCATTGCAGCAGGCATTTTCACCAAAGAGGGGGCAGCACGATGAGAACACTAGAGGTTCGCGCTGAAGACGTAATCCCTGGTGATGTGCTCATAACATCTAAAGGTCAACAATGTGCGGTTAAATCTTTTTGGATGGAAAATGACAAAGTGACTTCAGTTCGGTACGGATGGTTCCGAAACTGATTATGACTATGACGAATTGCTTGTTATTGAGAGAGCTGCCTAATGACCACCTTTACCAAAGAACAGTTAATCTCCCATGCACGCGAAAGCGTTAGTTATCTGGAAAACTTGAAAGGACGTGTTAGCAAAGAAGGTGCGGACTGCAAAGTTGTTATTGAGATGGTTGCACGAGATCTAAAACTGGCACGAATTGCACTGGCCTCGCTGGAAGCAAAACCAATAGGTGCATTCCACATTGCAGAACAGCAAGTTGACGGCACAAGTGACTACATCAAGGATGGGGAATGGCCTATTGATAATGGAATTATTGAGGTCTACGCCGCTCCCCCCGTTCCAGTAGTACCGGAAGAAAAACCAATGCCTAATCCTCTTAGCATGTACGCGGTTGATGCTGTTGCCGCTATTGCAGAGGTGAGAGGCTGGAACGCCTGCCGCGCTGCAATGCTTCAGAGAAAAGGAGAGTGATATGACCACTATAACCGATAAGAAACAGTATCCAGGCGAGCAATATCTTAATGAGCTGATCACCAACATAGAGTTTGCGGCAAGGGCACCAGTTGAAGTCGTGAGAGCGATGGCAGCAGAGCTACAGAAGCGGCGCGAAGCTGATAGTGCAGAACCTGTAAGCCAAACTTACAAGTTAACTTTTGAGCAATGGCTGGAACAGCAGCACGGCAAAATTGATGTTGATTGCGGCTGTGTGAGCACTGAAACGCTTCTGCACTGGATGCGTGTGGCGTATGAGGCTGGCAACTCTCCGGTAATTCCGGATGGTTGGATAAACTGTAGTGAGCGAATGCCGGATACAAAAACAGCCGTTCTTGTTGCCGTGGAGTTTGGCAGGAAAGGTGACTGGCGAATGAAATGGGCGACTTACATCCCGGGGCATCCTGACGCTAATGATGGGTGGATAATTCCTGGTGCGTCGTGGAAACCGTCACACTGGATGCCGCTACCAGAGCCTCCACTTTGAAAGCGAAGCTTATACATATCTTTTACATCAGCAATCTATTGTTAATCTCCAATCAATGGTAAGCGTGCAGCAAGAACCGTATTGACGGGGATGTGTTATTCAGTCGGCAGTGCTACGCGCCAGGGGAGCAGTTCGCCGACCCGGTTTATCGGCCAGT